ATGGGACCTATCGGGGCGGTGTTCACCGGGCTGGGCGAGGGCTGGTCAACAGGCTGCGGGGAGTTCGCGGACTTCGATCCGTACGGCAACGGACTACGGGTGCCGTGCACTCCACCAGCCTCCGACGAGCTCGCGGTTGGCTGGGCGCTGATGAGTCTGGCCATCGTGGTAGGGACGGGCTTCGCGGTCTGGCACATGGTCGTCGCTGCCATCGGCGGACGGCAGGCGGATTCCTGATGGTCACCGCTGCGCTTATCGGGCTGGTGTTCGGCGGGGTTCGGGCTGTGATGGGCCTGGTGCCGCAGTGGGACCCTGCGGCTGATCCGTTCGGCTCGGTCAGCTCGAACCTTGCCGGCTGGGTCGGTTCCATGAACGGCTACTTCCCGGTGACCGTCCTGGGGCTGTGCCTGGTCCTGCTGGTCTCGCTCAAGGTCTTCATGCTCGGCTGGCGTCTCATCGTCTTCGTGTATCACCAATTCTGGGGGGCCGACTGATGGCATTGGTTGATTTGGCGGCACTAAGGCAGGGGGCGACGCGGCTCGTCGGCCTCGATCGGCTGCGGGGCCTGGCGATTGCGTGCATGATCGTCGATCATGTCGCCCTGCTCGGCGGGCTCCAGCTGGTGCGGGTCACCGTGGGCCGGCTCGCGCTGCCCATCTTCTTCGTACTGGCGGGTGCGCTTGTGCGACGGCTGACGTGGCGACACGGCGGGATCTTCGCCGTGGGCGTGGTCCTGCCGCTCGTGGTTCCGTGGATCGACTCCCCCAACGTGCTCACCCTGTACGCGGTCGGGGCCGTGGTCCTGGTCGCCGGCGCGCGCTGGTGGTGGTGGCCCTGGGCGGTCCTGCTCGTGGCCGTGACCCTGCTCGCCAACGGTTGGGGGGCCTGGCCCGCTGGTGGATACCCCCCAGCCGCGCTGCTAGCCCTGCTCGCGGTTGGAACCCTCCTACGCCGGTACGTGGGCCTCAACGCGCTCTCCGAGGCTGGAGAAGGGCTCCCCGGGTGGCTAGGGGCCATCGGCCGGCGCCCGTTGACGTGGTACGTCGCTCATCTGCTGCTTCTACAAGGACTGGTGGTGATGGTCTCGTGAAGTGGTCAATGTTCCCAGAGGTCGATAGCGCGTGGGCGCGGGTTCAGGACCTGTTCCTAGGGGTGATCGTGCCGGGCCTGGTGGCGTTGGTCGTGGCGATTGTGACGATCGTGATGGCCTTCCGCTGGGTACACAAAGCCTCCCGGGACGGCCGGCACGCTGGCGGCAGCTGGGAAGGCGCATCGGGCTACGCCTCGGCACATTTCGATGATGAAATGGCTGGTGGTGTTGGGTCGCATATGTGGTCCGAACATGACCGGATGTGGTCTAATCCGATTGACGCGGACCCTAATGACTATTACGACGGTGACGAGTAGGGGGTGGTGGTTGTGATCGAGGGCTATGTAGGTAGGCCTGGGTCGGGCAAGTCCTATACGCTGACTCGTCGCGCGCTCGCTCTGGCCGGCCGGGGTCGGACCGTGTTTGCGAACTACCCGATTGACGCCGAGGGGTGCTGGACGTTCCGCCCGGAGCAGCTGCTCGATCTGCCGCCCGGGATCATCGTGATCGACGAGGCTCACCTGTGGTTCCCGGCGCGCATGTCGCTCAAGCTCCCGGCGTCGTGGCTGGCGATGCTGTCCCAGACCCGGAAGAACGGCTGGGACTTGCTGTGGTGTGCCCAGCATGAGGCGCGCGTCGATCGGGTGATCCGCGACGTCTCGTCGTGGATGCACTTGTGCTCAGCGTGGTTCTCGCACGACGGGCACCCGATGTTCTTCAAGACCGAGACCTACGAACCGGAAGACTTCCGCAAGCCGGCGAAGTGCGTCGGCACCAACTGGCGCCGGTTCGACCGGAAGGTCGCCACCGCGTATGACACCTTCGAACGGCTCGTCACGGCCGAGCACGTCAACTCGGCGGGTGATATCTACGCTGAGCACTCGGTGAACGAGCAGCAGCGACGGGAGCTGTCGAAGATCCGGCCGGCGGGGGTGGCGGCATGACGCGCCTTGGTGAGTTGGTGTACTTGGCTCGGTGGCACAGGCGGGGGCGGTTCGTGGTCCGACGGATTGCTGGGCAGCGTGCACGCGGGGGCTGGAGGCGGTCGCTGTGAGGTGGTTGGTGCTCGCGGTGGTGGCCGGCGGGTGGGTGTACGCCGGCTGGACGAATATGCCAAGGGCCGAGCAGCCCTATCCCGCGACGATGGGGCTTGCGGTGGCGGTGACGTGCTTGTGCTGCTGGCTGGTGGGTCGGGGGTCCGGTAAGGCGTCCGCGTTCGCATCGGCGCAGGCACGAGCTGAGGCGTGGGCGGCTGCTCAGTCGTCATCGGTGGCGACGGCAAGTAACGCGGTGTTCGTGCAGGTCGGTGACGGGGCCCGGATGCGCAGCGCAGCACAGCTCGGGGGCCTGGATACGGCGCCGTGGATCGGGGAACCGCTCGGGCTGCTGGAGCAGGACACCGTAGAGCAGTCCGCCGAGGACGTGCTCGGGGAGTACGTGAGCCAGGAGGCTCACCAAGATCGGTAGTCGAACGCACGACGGCAGTACCTGACCTGAGTCCACCGGACAGACCCTCTGACAGGGGGGCCGCTAGCTGGGAGGCGTTGTGCGTTCGACTACCCTCACCCGTGAAGTTGACCTAGAAAAACTCGAGCGGGCTGTTCAGCCGCTCGGGTTCGCGTCACGGGCCGAGGTTGCCATTACTGCGGGGCTGCTGGCTGAGAGCGTCGGCCTGGTTGGTCGCCGGCAACGTCCGGCCGAGCTGGGGGAACGGTTCTACCTGCGGGTCTCCCCCGGCACCGTGGGCCTGCGATGCTCGACGATCTGGGACGCCACAGAGGGGTACTCGGGTCGTCGGGCGGTCCGGGGGGTCCGCATCGAACGCGGCAAGTGGGCGGGCCGCGCGTACGCCGGGGAGAGCGCCGGTAAGGACAGGCGGCGGCAACACCTCTTAGACGACGGGTGGGCCGCACGGGAGGTCGAACGCGCCGCTGGGGTGCTGCGGGCGGGGTTAGGGGAAGTCACGATGTGTGGACCGGCTCCGGCGGCTCGACGACGGGTCAAGCGGTGGTCTCGCCGGTCGCGGGAACGTATGAGTGAACGGGTCGCTGAGCTGGACTACTCGGAGTGGATGGCCGGCCCGGGGATGCTGGGTATGGTCACCCTGACCTTGCCGGGTTGGTGGGAAGTGCTCGGACCGGACGGACGCACATTCAAGGGACTCGTACGGGTGCTGCGCGACCGGTGGCGCCACGCGCGGGACGAGAACGGGCAGCTGCTGGAGTGGCGGTGCATCTGGAAACTGGAGTTTCAACGTCGGGGCGCGCCGCACTTGCATCAACTGATGAAAGTTCCGGCAATGGTCAACGGGGTGCGGTTCGAAGAATGGATCGCGCGAACATGGGCCGATATCTGCCTCGATTCGCTGAGTGAACGTGACGCGCTGGCGTACATCGACCTTGGGGAGTATGACAAGCATTACGGGGACGAGTCGGAGCATCCGGGGGCGTCGGTGTCGTTCTCCGGGGCGAAGTATTCCGACCCGCGACGGACAGCGATCTACTTCGCCAAGCATTCGTCCAAGTCGGCAGGATCGAAGGAATACCAGCATGTCGTGCCGGTGCTGTGGCAACGGTCGGACGCGGGCCCCGGCCGGTTCTGGGGCTATTCAGGCCTTCGTCGGGCCGTGGTCGAGGTTGAGGTCGATGAGTGGTCGGCGCTGCGGGCAAAGCGGGTACTTCGCCACGTCGCCCGGGCACGGCAGGCGGCGACGGTGCTCAACGGTCTGCGCTCAGCTGGTCACCGCGATCAGCTGGGGGTTCTGGTGGGCCTGGCGAGCATGGCCCGGCCGCGACGTCGTGGCGGGTTTCGGGCGTCGGTCGGTGGCTGGGTGCTGGTCAACGCGGCGCTGAGTGTTGCGTGGGACGTAGGCCGGTGCCTGGCTCAGACGTAGCGCCACAGCGGCGATCTCCGCAGCTCGAAGGGCTCCCCGCAGGTCGTTGCCGACAAGTGCGGCCGCTGCACGCCTGGCGTACTCGACATAGACCGTCCACGCGCCCGGATCGGGCGGAATGTCCGCTGATCGGGGGCTGGTGAG